CAGAGCAAGCTGGTAGCCAGCGTCTTCGGTGTAGAACTGTCGCAGAGAAGACAGAGCCTGTACTTCTACGATGTCCTCAATCAGACGTGAGTACTCAAAGTGACGGTCAACAGTGACAGTCAACTCTGACTCAAGGTTAGCCTGAATAGTGACTGCAACAGCTTCTGTCTTAGCAGACGCAGAGCCACGAGTAGGCTTAGGAATGTGAATAACGTCACCCTTCTTGCCGGTCATAGACAGACGCTTGACAAGGGGAGCCATCTTCAGGTTCTTTTGATATGCTGCGATAATTTCATCCGACCAAATTTCGGGGATAAAAGTACCCGCAGCAGTTTTGTCTACTACAGCATTAGCTGTAAAGTAGGCACCAGAGGTTTCATTAGCCATTTTAATTCTCCTTAAAGATTAGGCTATCGTACACGACCCTCTGCGTATGCCTTCAGTAATTCATCTGATAGGCTTTGGTAACGCTCTGGGTCTGTTCGCATAAGTTTAATAATGTCAGCACGACGATAAACTTTCTTGCGTGATCCCTCTGCTGTTCCACGAGCGTTGCCTGTACTGGCTGACTTCAGAGTGTTCTTACGTGCCTGTTTTTCAACGTTGGCGGTCTGCTGTACTACTTGGCTTCTTTCTTTCCAGAGAGAAAACAACTCGTGTGCAGCATCGTAATCGTAACTTTGGTCTGCCTGAACAAACAACTGTGTTCGGACTTTGGACCCCTTGATCCACTCAGCAAACTTAGCGTCTTGCAGTATACTCTCCATATCAGGATGCTTGGATTTTAACTGTGAAAGAGTAGCTTGTTGTTTTGCTTGTTGTGTGTAGGCTTGTGCCTCTTTGATCTTAGGGTGATTGTCTATAGCTCTGTTAACAGCGTTCTGTGGATCTACAAAGAAATCTACGTCATCGTCTTCTTGTTGCTGTTGTTGAGGTGCTTGTTGGTCTGAGAGTTGTGTCTGAATGTAGTTATCAACGACTTTCCGTAACTCACCTACTTCCGTACTCTGTTTGCCTGAAAACTTCTCAAGCTCTTGGTGCATCTGTACAAGGTCTTCTACAGACTTACCTTGGTACTTTTCGGGGACATCTGGTTCTTGAGGTTGTTCCTCTTCAGGAGTCTCTACAGTGTCTGTGGTTAGTTCTTTGGCTGTTTCCGTTGCTTCCTCTTCAGGACGCTCTTCAAGTAGTTGTGCTCGTGACATAATGTAAACTTACCCCGCCTGTTATTAAGGTTATGGAGGATTAAAATGGGAAATGACCTAGGACTAGGGTTCCCGACTAGATCGCCCAGCGTTCTCGTGTTCACGTACCCACTTCATGTGTCTACCGGGAAAGTCCCCAGAAGCACCGTCAAGTACGTGTTTAGTAGCTGAGACGATTTTTGTAGCGTTGGCTCCACATCCGCACCTACTGGATGTAGTATGGCCCTCTACAAATTCTTCAAAGATATGTCCGTTGGTACAGCGAAAATCAAATACTTTAATCATCGCTAACTAGCTCTTCGTAGTTATTATTAATAGTAGATTCAAAGTTAATCATATAAGCAAGTACGTTGAGTTGCCCCTTACGTACGTACAAATCGTTCTTATCTTTGGTTGCTTCTACGCTGTTTATTACGAGAGCATTTTGTTGTAGTTCTTCAATTAGCTGTTTCCAACCATCGTTGTTAAACAGGTCAAAGTACTTGTTGTAATACTGTTCTGTCTCTTGATCTAATGAGGCCATGTGGTTGTCTCTATATCCTTATTATAACATATTTTTGACTAAAAGTCAAGTGTTTTTATTGGTATTATTACCGCTTCTTTTTAGCAGTCCTCGCTGCCTTTTTGAACGCTGAGGCTTTAGGAGCACCTTTAGCTCCGGGTTTACGCATCTTTTCGCCAGATCCTGCGGCAATACGCTTGCGTTTAGCGTTGATGTTACTGTATAGTCCCCTAGGCATGGCTACTTTTTAACCTTCTTCTTTTTCTTCTTGGGAGGTCTTCCTACTGTACTTCCGTATGTTCCCGGTCCTTTTGGCATAGCTATCTCCTTACCATTTAGATTTATTTGCCCAGTAAGCCGCAGACATTTTACCTTTGGCTATGTTTTTAGCGTGACGAGCCTTAAAGGACTTACGCCTCGCCTTCTCCTTAGCGCTCTTAGGATCTTTCCCAGCACCACTAACTCCTTGTTGTCCGTAACGTATAGTTTTAATTTTATCACCTTCTTTAGCCACAACTACGTGTGACTTTGTAGGGTGATTAGGAGTCCTCTTTGGCTTGTTGAAGCCGCTTACCCCTGCTCGTGCTAGTCTTGGATCCTTTTCCTTGCTCATTGACCTTGGCCTCCAGTTGGTCTAGCTTGGTTTGGAGTAGCTCCAGTTTGTTGAACTGGTCTTGGAACGCTTGGTTGATTTGGTCTAGGAACTTGGTCATTTCTACTTGTGTCATTAGCACGGGGTGTTGCTCCTCTAGATGCTTGGTTGTTTAGATTTTTCTCTTTTAACGCTACCTCAGCAATCTTCATCCTACGCTCAAACTCTTTATCGTCTGCGTCACCCTCTTTCAAGTTGCGTGTGATTGCCTCAATCTTTTCAATCTCAAGCTCCTGCGGTGCAAGCTGTGTTTCTACAGTGTACTTACCTGCTCTTGCCTGAGACTCTGACGCTTGTCCTTGTAGTGCTGCGGTCTGTGCTTGCTGGAACTCAATCTGTGCTTGTTGTGCCACTTGAGCCATCTGCTGTGCCTGTGGATCGGGCTGACCTGCTTGTTGCATCGCTGCTATAAGCTCCTCACGGTTACTGAGGTTCATGTTATCAATGATGCTCTGGATCAACACAGGGTACAGTGGACTGTCTTGTTGCATGGTCTGCAAGAGTTGTACCAACTGTGTAACCTCGTACTCACGGGCAATAATACCTAGAGTACTCGTAGCGTTGAACTTGTAGTCAGCTACGGGGTAGTTCTCAGGGTCAAACTGCATGTACCTGTGTGCAGCTTTGGTTACAAACGGAAGCAGGAACGACTGTTGGAAGTTTATGAGAGTACGTTTATGACGCTTAATAATAGCACCAAGAGACATACTAATACCAGCAGCGGTTGCTTCGCCATTGACTTGCCCTGCAATACCTGCGGAATCCACGGCTCCAGTTGCTTGTTGCACCATTTGTTGAAGGCTTGCAGCTTGTGCAAAGGTAATTTGGCCCACTTGACCAAAGTTGAAAGGCTGCAGTACTTCACGAGGATCTCCGTTAGTTAGTATCATTTTACCGGGGCGTACTTCTGGTCTAGCGCCTCTAGGGAGCCTAGTAGCGTCAATAGCCAGCATGGGGTGAATAGTGAGTGACAAGGCGTCAATACGTGCTCGTAGCTCTGTGTCTAGAGCTTTCTGAGAATTATAGCCCTTCTCACACACACCACGGCCCCAGAATCTTCCGGGTACTACGTCCCAAGGGAACGCAACAATAGGTCTATCGTTCATCATGTAAGGGTTAGCTTCTGCCTTGAGAAGAGTACCACCGTTAGCTATAACTACTATAGCCTCAACGTAACGTGAGTCTTCTTCTACGTCTACGTCTTCAGCCTCTAACAACTCACGAGGCACGAGTCCGTAGTACTTTGTTAACCTCACTTTGTCGTCGTTGTACAGAGACATATCTTGGTCAGGCTCTAGGTCACTGTCGGGAGCAGCAGACTCAATCACAGCCTCCTTGTACACTCCTTGCTCCTGTAGCATCTCTACGCTGTGCTTAGACACAAACTCGTCTATAGCGACACCTAGGGCATCCTCTACGGACGTAGCTACAGGGTCAATTAGGAAGTTCTGAGGCAACACAGGCTTTAGCTTAACTACAACCCTGTCGGTAATGTTGACACCCACTGCGGTCAACTGTCCGTCCATGAGTGGCTGAGTAGCCGGTGCCATTTCCTTGATTTCTTCTAGCGTTATTTCACCCATTCCTGTGCCAAACACAGCAGAGTTAATCAGGCACTCAGCAACAGCCTTACGTACCTTACAAGACTCAAAGTCTTCTGTGAGTTTCTTACGGAGGTAAGCTATGTCTTGAGGGTCTTGGTCGTTAGCGTCGTCTTTTATGTCAAACCACTTGCCTCTACCAAACGTGGCTTCTTCTAACTCTGCTACGTTAGACTCTACAGCCTGTTGTAGTGCAGGAGATATAATCCTAGACCGCTCAGAACCTCTCTCAGAGTCAGCAGGATCCCATTGTCCTCGCCAGAGCCTGTAGTACTCTTCAAACTTTTGCTCGTAGTTTGACTCGTAGTGGTCACGCCAGTTTTCACACTTGGTCATCACCCACTCTTCCAGAGACTCCTCAATCATCAGAGGGTCTGGGCTGTAAATATCTTCTGCCATCTTGGGTTCCTTAAAGTACGGCAATAGTGTACCCTAGTGTAAAAAACACTAGAGCACTGATTGCGTATATTCCGTAGGTATTGAACGGTCTGAAAACTCTCATCTAGTATCCTGCTATTACGTCTAGTACTTCGTGGTCATCTATTTCAAATTCGTAACTGTACGCTACTTTAGCTACTTGGTCTATGTACGCCAAGGCGTCAATCAAGTCATCGTGAGTCAGGGCATCAGGAAACTGGAACAGTTGGTCCAAGAACCTAGCGTTCCAATCCCCTTTCTTTAGCGTTACAAAGTTGTTCTCAAAACGCCCCTGTAGCGCCCACATAACCCTGTCAGTCTTCTTCTTGTTACCGTGGGTTAACTCTTCTACCCTGAAGAACTGCCCGTAGCGCTTCATGAGGTCCATCAGAGGACTCATTACGGCTTGCTTTGCGATTCCTCGTTCAATACCAACGCTGACGGGTCTGTAGTCTCTAACGGCCTGAAAAATCTTGGTGGCAGTCTCGTTAAGATCCCACCTCCCATGTATAATGTTATCAACGTACCAACCATCAGTACCAACTTTAACAACAGCGATTGCGGTTTCATCAAGTTTACTGTTCTTCGTCCGTTTCTTGTTTACGTCCTCAAATCCAGCGAGGTCAACTGCGATGTAGTAGTCTCCTTCGTCTGGTTCTTCTCCAAACTGGACCCACTCTTCTTTGAACATCTCTGAGCCTCTGGCTTCAAACGAGGCCATGAACTCTTGTCTGAAGGCGTAACTTGACATTGACTTCTTCGCCATGTTGATTTCAGACGGGTCCAATATTGGGTTGTCGTAGCTGGTGAAATGCCAGCCCCTGTAAGTCTCATCGTCACCTAACTCTGCGTACTTGTACAATTCGTAAAAGTGATTACGTCCCATAGGCGTACCTATGAACATCGCTGAACCCTTTTGGTCAGCTAGTGCTGGACGGAGGATCTGCTCCCATACGTCAGGCTTCATGTCTGCGTACTCGTCCATCACGAGAAACTTCAAGGAC